TTTGTGAAGCCATTACCAAGGCTGGTATTCATTTCACCAGACATTCTACGTGAATCAAGATAAGCTATGAAATGTTTCCAAACACACTTATTTCGACCATTTAGAATTTTGTCTAAAGTATCCATGAACAACCCACCCCCAGGCAATAACTGAGTCATGTAAGCATACAACTTAAACTCACAGTTCCTGTACATTAGGGCTTTAAAACTAGCCTCGAAAGAAGAATAATCTGTCACAAAAACACGTGCCCTGCATTCATTATCATTGTCAACATCACCATCTACGCCGCCGAACCTTCGTTTTAGGTAAGCCGGACGCTCTTGAACTGGTATTTTCTTAACAAATTCTGGGCGAGTAAACAATTTCTTCTCAATGACTTTGAAAAATGGTCCACAAAAGACCTTAAATCTATCATCACGAGAATAAATTCCACGCAGGTGCTTGAAACCGACATAACTCTCATTTTTCCCAAACGACTTAACGACATGTGAATCATCTGGAAAATAAAAAGGGTGTTTGCCTATTCCAATTGTGTTTCTGTACAGATCACGGAGCTTCGTTTTTCTACCTATAGTATAATTTGTACCCTCTAACCACGTATCAACAGAAATATCTGTTGATGGCGGCAAGGGCTCCATATTTTGCTTTAACCACTTATCAACGAACCGACCAAACCGTCTCATACGATTAAGATCAATCGGCGGCGTTGTTCTCCCAATTCTACCCAACACACCAGATATGGCAGTGAGTGGGTCTACAGGGTCCGCCTGGGGGTTTGAATACCCAGTGACCTCATTCCCCAAACTGACACGCAAAGGATTGCGAGTACTAACATCAAGAGTAAATATCTTAAATTTAATCCCCGAAAAATTACACACAATCTTGGGGAGACTAACCTCTCCGACTCGGTAACCATACTTAACGAGTCGATGTCGGTTTGGGGCCTGGGAAAATGGCCTTGTCTAAACCGGGAATTAACGTACTGACAAGTTCGATAAGCCAAATATTTTGTGGCTGTAATCATGGCTGGGTCATCATAAACTGAAACATTAACAGTATTTGTGTGACGCTCAGCCGAACTCAAAGCACGCCAAGTCTCGGAATCGGCTTGGCTTAAATGGTAATTAGCAGGAGTAACTAATTGAACATACAAATCATACCAAAAGGGTATTTCTCTACTAATCCGGGTTAAATTTCTAACAGGTATTGATCTACCGCACATCCGGTAAATTTCAACTTCCTCGTAATGAACCCAACAAACAACTCGTTCCTTATGAACTAATTCAGTCTTTCGACCGATGTCGTTTCTTAGGTCTGCCATTGGCATAATGACGTGACGACGATATCTCACCGTCACTCTCACCCAGATTTCTCCAGGCATACACATCATTAGACAGCTCCGAGCACCCAGGCTGTCCGCACTTACAATGGGGTACTCGTACTGGAAGTTTAAAGACTGCATACTGGCAATCAACTCAGGTATGTTTGGGGCAGGCGGCGCCCCTGGATTTCCAGGGCCAACCACCCCCGCATTTGGATGAAAGACAACTAACTTCTTATCGTCAATATCAATGACATGTTCTGGAGCCTTAACGTCAAGATCGGCTTTCGCCTCACCCTTGATTTCGGCTTCAGGAAAAAGTTTCTTCATATCGGCAACGCCTTTAGGAAAATATTTGTCTTCAAAATCCGGTTCATCGACTATATGTTGAGGTATGAAGATGGCGTTTAAGGGTTTATCCTCATCACCATCAAACAAAACATGTTTATGCTCTTCATATGGATCGACCCACTCTGGATTAATGGGGGGCGGCATGACTACTGGCACACTGGGTGCAGGGAGGTCTGTGAGGCCCCGTAAGGCACAGAATTCCTCATTTACACGCTCTCTGCGCCTCTTAGCCTGCTTCTTAGCGCGTCGTGCTAGTTCACGACCGCTCACACGAGGTTTTACCACAGGAGATTCTACAACTTCATGCACGTAAAGGCAATTACGCCAGGCACATTTACCATTTCTGGTCCAAGAGCGACAAGCGCCTGTGCTCTTGGCAATTTTCTTTTGTGACCAGCGCGTTCGTTCGGGGGCCCCTAAACTTGGAGCAAGTGTGGTGGGACCCACTGGGAATTGTAAACCCCCAACTGAATCATCAC